TAAAAAATATGAGAAAAAAATTTACATATAGAGACTAGCAGCTGAATGCCATCTTTAGAGGGCCGCCGATCTACTCGGAAAAAAAATAAGTCTAAACATTAGCCTTAACGTCTCTAGTACATTTGTAGACTAAATTTGTAGCTAGCGCTATAGGTAATCGCACTATATAGCGCAATTCCAACACTCTCTATTCTCTATGGGTTAAGGTCTATCGTAGAGCCTCTGTGTGTCACGGCGCCTGTGGTATTGGAAGTCTTCGTTCCTTCTATTGTTTCTAACGTATTGCCAGCCACGGATACTGTATAGTTGCCGCCTACCTTTAAATTGTAATCACCGCCGGCGTTCATATTGATCTTCCCTTGTATAGTGTGTATATTAACATCACCTGAGTCTACTTGTATATTAATGGAAGCGCCGGCGCCTATCTGTATATCATAGTGGTTATTCAATGTGTTACTCTTATTGATATACAACTTGTGTCTTCCATCTATTGTAATGTCTGAGTTGCCGGTGATCTGAACTTGTTCTTTATTGGATAGGAGTCTATAGGATTCCCCTTTGATTATCTCTACTTTGTTCCCTTGTGAGTCTATCTCATATGAGGTCCCTGTACGGTGGCGCTGATGTATTCTCTCGTTAGACAATGTGTCATCATATTCCATTAGATGGCCACTCTCGCTCTCGTAAACATTGTTGTAGGGATACTCAGCGTTGTATGGGATCGCCGGCTGGTCAAATGTGTCGCCATCACTAGCGATTACAGAAGAGCCATCGGCGTTAGGAAAAGCATTGAAGTCTGCTGTGGCTATTCCAGTTATTCGAGTAGCGATACGTAATGTGTTAGCTAGATGTGGCTTGTCAATATTATTAACTGATAGTCTATTCGTATCAGGTTCGTCTTTGTATTTAGGATAGATACCGTTCGGGTCATAGAAGCCGGAGGCCTGTGACAGCTCTGCCGGGTAGCCAGGGAGTGTTCCAAGGACAATCATCTCTTGTCTTTCATTGCCATCTCTAAAGTAGCCAAGGACCCAAGAGCCTTCGACTAGACCAGTGGCACTCTGACCAAGACCAGATATACCAGCACTCGTAGAGGGAAGCATAGTATGCGCCCAAGGTAGATCACTCGTAGGTAAAATTGTTTTGTTAGACGTATGATGGCCAAGAGCTCTCACACGTACTCGTCCTACTTTGTTCGGATCGTTCCTATCTTCTACTACACCAGAGAACCATAGAAAGCCTCCTAGTCCTATAAATTTGTCATTAACCATTTTCTTTTTTACCGATATGCCTCTCGTTTTAATACGGTCACCTTACGCTATTTAATAGCATTTAATAATACCCTACGCTAGGTGGCCTTTATTGTTTAAACTTGTTAATATAACCATTAAGAGTCGCAAGATGGCCTTTAACTTTAAGTAATAACGGGTCTTTTACGTAGTTCCAAGGGCTTTCGGCGGTCTCATTAGGCCCTTTGAAGAACCTTAGGATATGATTCCGTTCACGTGCCTCGTCATTAGCTGTGGAGTAGTCATCTATGATTGTCTTAATTCGTTCTTTAATATTCATTCGTCATTCTCTTTCATTTGTATTTATTCTTACATAACCATGAGTTAATGTTTTCTCATTGCCTGCTACCGTAGTGTCCTACAAAAATTTAGCGACTCTTCTGCGGTTCTCTCAATTCTTCTTATAGATCGTCAATAGCTGAGGCTCTATAAGGACCTCCGTCTTGAGCTTCATTATTTGTAAAGAGTTCTATACTCTCTTGTGGTAATGATACGTTAAAACTATCTTTAATTAACTCTAACGCCAGTGTGTGTCTCTTATTCAACGTTGAAACATGGTGTCTCGCAGCACTTATCAGATATCTACCACTCAGATATTTGTCATTGTCTTTTACGTCATTTCTACTATTAGGCGCATACTTTGGTAATGTGAAGTTGACTACATCACCCACTCTTAATTCTGTTGTTCCTGGCGCTGTTATCTCTATCATTAGACTATTAGCGGCTATGTGTTGTGATACTCTCTTTTGTAAGATGTTCTTTGAGTCTGGCAGTTCATGTGTGTCATGGACTTTACTTGTCTCTGATTGATAGTATATCGCACCTTCGTGTTTATTGCCAAACGTTTCGCCATTGTCAAAGTTAAACAGTGGTAGAATGCCGTTATCGCTTCTCTTGTCACCATTGCTATCTTGTTCTAAATGATTTTGTTTTGAATACTCTTTATTGTAATCAAAGTCTGATTCACTAAACGTCTTGTTGTATAGATCGTGTGTGATTAATCGACTTGCATAGACGCCATTGGCTGTGTTGTTCAATGTGTCGAATTGTTGTAATATTTTAAAGTTCTCTACTGATTGTAACGCATACACCGGATCTTCACCAATGTTCTTTATCTTAGGTGAGTAATGAGCCTTGACGGGTCGTGGTGATCCATCTTTCTTACAAAATAGTCCTTCGTATGATTTAAAATTAAATCCATCGCCGTTCTCAAAGAATAGAAATCCACTGTTCTCATAGTGTAATGATTGAGCGTTCTTTCTTAAACTTTCTATCGCCGTTGTGGGTTTCAATCTTGGCATGACAAATTTGTGATTACTCTTTGTATCTTCTATGATCAAGTCTTTCTTTGTCTTTAGATAGTTGTAACAGATGTCTGTGATCATCTGATCTATGTTGCCTGTGAATGCTTGTGATACTCTTGTTTGATGATTACGAATAGCTTCTATGGATATAAACTTTAGTGTGTATAGTTGTGATCTAGGATTGGCGCCACTTCTATTCTTTAAAGCGTAAACAAACATAGGGTGACCTGTGGCTACTGAAAAGTCAAAGCCTTTATCGGTCCCTGGTGTTCTAAAGAAAAACTCTACTCGTTCAAATCCTGTAATAGGTAATGTCTGTATGGCGTTAGTCGCATCAAGCAACGTCATGTCACCAGATAGAAACTTGCCATCTAAACTTTCGTATATGCTGATCTCTTGGACTAGACTTCTGATTGATAATCGTTTTGGTGTGTCTGATCCATCAAATGATTGATATGATATTAATATGACATCGCTTAATTCAAAAGCGCCTGGTCTATCTACCTTTGTAGGCATTAATTCCTCACTAGTTTATTAAATTCGTCTATAAATGTATTTAAGTATGATGGGTTAAGTAAATTGATTTGTCTTCTCTTGTCTTGTAAACGTTGTTCAAACTCTCTATTAGACACACTCAGCGCCCCCGTAGCGTCACTGTTTACCTCTATTAGATATGAGTAGTCATCTGGTCCATTTCCTGATTTCTTACCACTAGATTGTGTCAACTCATAGTGATGTATACCTTCTGGATTAGTGTACTTCTCTTGTAAAAATGTCTCAAAGTTTTGTTCACTCATTGGCCAATCGTAATAAGCATCTGTTACACTGTTTGTAAGTAATACAACCCAATGATATTCTGCTGAACCAAAGTGTTTAAATGCTGTGTCTTCAGGTCTCTCTCCACTTGGTACATCATACTTGTCATACAAACTCATTTCGTTTATGACTTTCTCTCTGACCTTAACTCTTGTCATTAGATCGACAACTATCTTCTGGTTACCATCGCCTTTTAAATCGTAAAACCCTTTTTCTATTTTTCTAAAATACATACTAGTGACCTATCGCTATTGTTTCTTTTGTCATTATTTCCATCTCTGTAAATGTCAAATCCATTTTAGTTAATACTGGCGCAGCACCTTTCTCATCACCTTTAAATGTGGTGAACACACCTTCTGGTGAGTAATCTATTGTCATGTCTGTCAATGCACATCTACTGATCTTTGGTATATACATGTTGGCGCCATCTCTATACATGTATGTTATTTGAAATTGTGCTGGTGCTGTTAGATAACCTTCACCTGCTTTCTCTGGCATCATGTGAAATTTAAACATAGATAAAATCTTTTGTATATCGTCTTTTTCTTTCTCATTCTTTGGAGAAAACTCAAACGGATAATTAAATGTTCTAAATGGTACACTTTCAAATACTAGTTCTGCGTTTGGATTGATTGATCTACCTAGACCTTTATCTAATGCGCTACCAAATCCTGGTAATGCTATTTCAATAGCAGCCTTTGATATACCTTCAATAAATGTCTTACCTATATCACCAGATTTTGACATTGCATCACCTAAACCTTTTAAGTCCATAAGACCAGCCATTTGACCAGCGATACCTGTATCAACATTTCCATATCCTACTTTGTATTCAAATTTAGTTCCTACTGATGGTGTATATAATATGATACTGTCTGCTATTCTATCTTGGTAAGCATTTGTCTTTGTGTCCATACCAGATGATTGTTTTCTTAATATCTTATCTGATAATTGAAATCCTTGTTTCTGTAGTCTC